CACTCCGTCTATTTTTAAGATAGCACATTCCATAACATCTATTATCTGCTTTGCATGCTTCCCAAAATATGAAGAAGAATCTATTTGACTCTCTATAATCGGGAGCTCCGACGTCGATTTTTGACCACTGCAAATACATGTAATGAGTACCAGTGATGTAAGTAGGCAAACCGTTATTATAAAACCAGTAGCCATCTGACCTATGTTTAAATTCTTCATCTATATAATCGTACCATTTTTCCTTAAAGTCATTGGGGTATTCGTCCCAATCAAACCTACTTTTTATTCTTGCTAGTTCTTTCGGGTATTCTTGTTTTTCCCAATATTGTTCCTCTTTTCTTTCGCTTCGTTTAAACGGTTCATCGACTGCTGGTAAAGCAATCCTGAGATTTTGTATTTCAATGATCTGTCCAATCTTACCTGTTTTACTTATTACTATAAAATCATAATCAGCGTTGTAACCATACTCCCATTTTTTATATCTATTTTGTTTAGATAAAAATTTAGGATTTACAATATCTTTAATTTCTTTTGCTAATGAATATTCAGAACTCATTTACTTCTCCCTTCTGCAAAACCTTTAAAAGATCTTTCATCTTTAACTTTTTTAGGCTTTTCACTTAACATGTCCTCTTCTTCTTGTATGCGTGTTAGTATTTCAAAAGCATCAAATATAGCTAACTTTTTTGTAGCTGCAGCGTTTTTTAATCTATCAGCTGTAACATCTTCACCTGTATCAACAATTGGTTCTTTTGCTACCTTTATTAACTCAACTACTGCCGCTTGCCCAGCTTGGATTATTTTCTTCTTCGTTTCCTTCGTGTTCATAAGTTAATGCTATATCATTAGATTTCATACAATAAAGTCTTTCGCCCTCTATAATAAACTCAAATTCAGAGTTGGGTGTAAATACTACAAGCTCTCCAGGTTTTAATCCTATAGCTTCTAAGGACTTATTTCCATATTTAAGTATACCAAAGTGTTCTTTTTCTTTAGACGTACTTAGGTATGATTTATTTTTAATAGGCTTAACAAAGCAATAGTTCAAGTGACATTTGCCATTATACATATATATTTGTTCTATGCTACAAAAATACAAATTATCTTTAAAGTATAAAGCAGAGTTTCTTTCTCTACCTTTTTGATCGTACCACCTTCTAAAAACATTGTGGTGTATATATACTATATCACCTGCTTTTATACTAGTTTTAAAAGCCGCAGGTACTGAAACTACTACAGCTTTCTTACTTATAAACTCGTGGTTTTCTATACTTGTATTAATTATTAATTCCTTGTTATTTACTTTTCTTACATTATCATACCTATTGTTATAAGGTTTAACAATGAAGTTATATAAACTTTTCATTAGTATTTTAAATCAAACTCAACAGCTATAGCCATATTACTATTAAACCTTTTCCACGGTAAAACTTCTTCATTCTTTTTTATGTAAATAGAATACTCTCCGCTTTTTTCATTGTTTAATATAGCTTCTATTATATGACCACCATACACTTCCTGACCTACAGAATAGTGCATGGCGTCATTTTTATAATCTGATCCAATACTTATTTTTCTTATATTAGACATCTTTTGTTTCTTCAATAGGTTTGTAGCTACCGTCCACTAAGTCTATATTTACTTGACCATACTCTTTTTCTAACTTACCTTTGAACTCGTTTATGTCTTCGTTAATTTTGCTTATAGAATGTAAAGCCGCGTGTTTCTGTGCCTCTAACATGCCTATATCAGATATTATTTTATGTAGTTCAGCTTGCTGTTTGTTTATAATATCTAGTTGTTCTTTTTTAATTTTATTCATTTTATTAAATTTAATTGTTTGTTTTATTATTAATGATTATGTATTACCCTAATCATTAATGAGTCGTTTGTTCCGTCTGTTGATATAGCGCGGCCTATCTTTACAGTACTACCTCCAGGTTCTGTTGCTAAAGCTGATCTAGTAAGGTTGGCAGCACTTAAGTTTACTGCTGCGTTTATTGGAACTGATACAGGTGGTTGATCTCCATCATAAGTTGGGGTTGCTTTCATAATAGATGTCCAACCAGCTGCCTGAACACCAGAGTCAGAAATAAAGTTAGCTCTAACTCTTTTGTAAGGAGTTCCTGCAGGACCAAAAACCGGATCATCAACAGAAGATACAAAGTTAATTATTAGACTGTTATCACCTTTATACTCTTCAGCCCATTCTTTTAGTCTAGGTAATGTACAGCCTCCAGAATTTAGATACTCGCCATCATCATTTACATCGTCCCAATCTCCGTCGTTAAACAAAGCGTCATTGCTACCATCTCCTGGTAAATTATTCGCCACTTTTAATCCCCATTTCCAGTTAAACTGAAAATACTCATCACCATCATAAGAAACTTCAAAAAATAATCTGTCATAGATTCTAGAATCACTACCTTCAAACGACCAGGTTTCACTATCAGAAAAATCTAATGACATAAACCTTCCGTCGTTATCACCATCTATTGTCCACTCTACAGTACTTGTTGCACTGTTACTATAACTACCAGATCCATCAAAGTAAGTTCCATTTTCTACAGTACTAAGGTTAACAGATGTAAAGTTGTCTCCCATTGGGTGATCAACATTATCTCCAGGTTCAGTTGGCTCAAGAATAGTTAATCTTCTTACAGTACAAAGACCTTCTGTTAAAACATTGACAGTATCCCCATCGTTGGCGTCGTTTAAAGCTATACCAATAAGTTCAATTTGATTAGGTAAAGCACCAGGGGATATAGCTCTTACTAGATTACTAGAATAACTATATACTACTGGTTGACCATTTAAAATCGTTCCATTTGCTGTGTATTTTTCAGCATGACCATATGTAGGTTGAGTTGGTTCTGATAAAACAGCTTTGTTAGTTACAACATTAAAGCCAGTATAATCTACTTCTCCACCGTTGCCAGCTATTATATTTATTATTTCATTTTCTGATGCATTAGCGCTAAATGTTCCGGCCTCTGTTCCATTTACTTGTATTGTTAGTGTACCATCATTTGCTGGAGCTGGTATCTCTGTATTTCCAGCTAAAGCTTGATTAGCATTACTACCTATAGTTGGTGGAAATGTTGAAGGCTTGCTTTGTATATTGTTCCACTCAGGATTAGGAACTTCTGATACTGTTATATAATTTGCTCCGTTAGTAAGTTGATTGTTATTAGTTGGTATAGTAGTATCACCTGGCATAGCTTGATCAGCTCCAGTTCCAGTTATTGGTGCGAACGTTTCGGGTTTATTATCAATGTTATCCCAACTAACTTCAGGTTCAAAACCTTCTAAAACTTGGTCTTTTAATTGAGTTCCAGATATCTTAACATTTGTGTTCGGTGCTCCGTCGATACCAACTTTATAACCCGCTAATCCATCTATTTTAGTTAGATCGTTTTCTTCACCAAATCCACTTATTTTTTTATTATCAGCCATTTTTTATTTTTTTTTTAAGCTGCTTCAACAGCTGCTTCAACTTGATTTTCAGTTAAAACTTTATTATCATCTTCTAATAGCATTACATCAACACTACCACTTTCTAAAGCTATAAATCTTTCAAAAGGTGGAGGTGGTAATACTTGAGTCTTTCTAATGGAGTTTTGAGCTATTGTATTTCCTATTCCTAACCACATATTACTAAAATAAAGCTAATATATTTTCAGCATCTGTAGAAACTTGATTTTCCCCGTCTTGAGCTGCTTCTGTCACTGTTTCAACATTAGCAGTAAATTCATCTATGTCTTCTTCTAATGTCTTTTGTTCTTCAACTAGTTCATCTTCTAAATCTTTTAATTCTTCAACTACATCCTTAGCTGATTTAACTCGTGACTCTAACATTGAACATTTTGCACCATTAGGATTTATCTCACACTCTTTTCCAGCTTCTTCTTTTAATGCTGCAACTAGCTCTTCAGCTTTGTTTATCTTGCTGCGTGTTTCAGCTATACGCGCTTGCGTTTGTGCTAACTCTTCTTGAGCTTTTACTAATTTACTGTTCCAAAAATCAACTCTAGAATCTAAATCCTCTTGATTACTATCTAACACATGGGTAACTAGTATTGGTAAAAAAGATCCTCCTGGAACATTGTAATATATATTAATGTTGGTGTTATACTCCTCGCCAACAGCATCTAAAGCTACATGCGTGCCTTCCATCTTAACAACTATAGTTCCAGTAGTACCTACATATAAAGCACAACCTCTATCATCGGTTTTGGATATAGGCGCGCTACCTGGTGTCACAGGCTTTGCACTATGAGCAAAAACTCTAGGTTGAGCCATGAAATTTCCTTCTATTCCTCTCATTTTTTAGTTTTTTATTTTTGTAATTTTTTCAGCACCTCTAGATCCAAAGTATGCTACATAAACTGTTATTAGTAAAGCTTCTAATAAAGAAACCCAACCGTCTTTTATTTCTAATAATACTGTAGAGTCTAGTACTATAAATATTGTCATAGATAGAGTTAAGAATATAAGTGTCATAGGTCTAGTATTTTTACTTAACCATGAATCACTCTGCATGTCACTTACCCACCTTTTGGATACGTTGTCCATTTCAGCTATATCTTGCTCTAACAATTTTAAAGCTGTTTCTTTATCAACTGCCTTAATACTTTTATTACTTGTTATAAGATTTTTTACTATTCCAAGACCACCTTGATCAGGTAAAAACTCTCCAAGCTGTGAAACTAGTTTAGGAGCTTTCTCTTTTAAGAAAGCCCCTACTTTAGTTTCTTTAAATTTTTTCTTTTCTTTTTTAGCCACGTTTTATTATATAAATTTCATCTTTGTTATCATTTACAAAAGTTTTTAACTTGTTTGTAAATAAAAAATAATCAGCAAGATTACCGTCTATTTCTGACATAGGATCTATCCAGCTATTATTAGGTGGTATTATTATAAAAATCTTTACAGAATCTTTAGAAAAAACATAGTTATAACCATCTTCTCTATATGGATACCATATATCGTGAGCTTCTTTATTATAACCTTGTTCAGTTAGGAAAGATTCTAATTTATTTATATTTTTTTTATATTTTTGATAAAAGCCATTACTGTGTATTTCTTGAGCAGTAACGTTTAAAGCTAATAATGTAATTAATGTTAATATTATTTTTTTCATTGGTTTTTGGTTTTAATTAATATCTATATATATATAATCACGTTGTATGTCATTTATTTACATACCTCTCATCATACTAGAAGATGAACTTTTAGATTTTTTAGGCTTAGGAGCATCTACCTTTCTAGGTTTACCTTTAGTCAAGTTTTTAGTTGCTCTTGCAGCTAGTTTTTTCATTTTCTTTTTACTAACTAATTTGTTCTGTTTACTACCGTGAGCTTCGTTAGTAGTATAAGATCTAACTTTATCTTTTCCTATAAGTCTATCTTTTCTTGTTACTAAAGCATCAGGGTTTCTCATAGTAGCTCTTTCACCTTTTTCACCATAGCCAGTTCTTTTAACAGAATATTTAGCTTTACCTTTTTTGTTTCTCCTAGTAAGATTGTCTTCTCTAAGAGTTTGTCTTGTTACATCTTGTTTAATATGTTTAGCCGCTTTATTACCTATGTCTGATTTAACTACATTGGTTTTGTTAACATCATCTTTAAAATCCTTTACATTTTTGTGATCTTCACTATTTCTCCAATCAGTTGTTTTACCTCCTGAAGTAGTTTGACTAACGCTTACTGTTTCGCCTGGAATTGTCTCTGTTTGAACATAAGATTTCTTTTCTAAAGTACCTCTACGTTTAACAGTTTTTGGTTTTTTGCTTCTTTTTACTCTTACTTTTTTGTCTAGTTTTTTATCTGTAAAAGCTTTGCACTCATCATCACCACCACCAAGTCCGCACATCCCCGCAGACGCACCGTCAGAAACAGTGTATTCCATAGATGGTCCAACTAAACCTTTTTCCGCCATAGCAACAAAAGGCTTTGAACCGCCTTTGTGTTTACCGTCCATTTTAAATTTTTGTTTCATTTCAACGTTGTTTGATTTTTGTTTTAATATTTTATCACTTTCTTTATAAGCTTTTTTCTCCCAAGGTAGATTTCTATCAAACTCATTTATTTCATTTCTTGGGTATGTCTTACCTTTGTAATAAAAATTTTCGTCGTCATAATCTAAATGTGGATCTTTTTGATGTACAGTCTCATGCGCTACAACAGCGTCTTCTGTTTGTTTATCTAAACCTTGCTGTACTATTATTCCAGTGTGGTTTGATTTACCTACGGCACCATCCTCAAGTCTTCTCTTATACACAGGAATGTTCATGTCATCTTTGTTATAAGGAGTACCGTTTAGTTTAAAACCCATTTAATCTGCTTTAAATGCTAAAAATAACTCTCTTAAAGCGTAACCTACTGCTACACCTCCGTAAAATAAATGACCTTCTAAAAGTAAACCTCCACCTATCAAAGCTGATATTATACATTTAGATAATGGATGGTTAATATATTGTTTAATACTTTCCATAACTTACATTTTTCTAGCTTTAGCTGCTATCCTATTGGCTTTAGCATATTTTTTTGATTGTTTATTTCTAGTCTTTGCTGTTTGCTTAATATCTTTGATTTCCTGCTTTCTCATTTTATTTCTACTTTTCGCAGTACCTCCAAAATCTTCAGCTTCTTTCCATGCTTTTCTCTCCTCTTTACCTTTGTATCTTTTAGCGTAAGATTTAGCTCCCTCTTTTACGTATTTCCTTTTCTTTCTTTGTACTAATCTACTATTGTCTAATTCTTTAGTTTTATCAGAATGATACCCATGCTTACTTCCAAAGTCATCTACAATATTTCCACCGCCTAAAACATTTGCTCCTTTTCTTATTTGTTTTTTTGCTGCTTTTATATCTGGATCTTTAACTGAAGCACCATCAGAGGCTAATATTTTCTTTTTTAAACCTTCTGGTAAATTCTTTTGTTTACCTTTTAAAGGAACTGAAGCACCATCTTTACTTTTAGTTTTACAGCCAAAGTTGTTAGCATAGTTAGCCATTTTAACTACAGCTGAAGAATACTTCTTAGTACGAGATCTCATTATCTTGCTGGCAGCTTTACAAGTATCCATACCAGGCATATTCTTTTCAACCCAAGCAGTAAACTTACCTTGATTTTCTTTTTTTATTTCTGGAAATTCTTTTTTTGCCATTGTTTTATTTTTTATTCATGTTATATGGAAAATTTTTATTTAACCAGTTTTTTCTTTTGTCACAACCACAACCACCTGGTATTTTATCCGCTAGTTTTTTTATACCAGTGGCTTTGGTAAATTTTTCTATACTGTCTCCTAATCCTTTTGATTCCATAATATTTATATTAACAATTCCACCTTCTTCTTGCTGCTCTACCTCTTTCACCATCCCAGCCTTTTGATCTAGCACAAAATGACTTTCTACGCTTAGCATCTTTACTTCCTGGTTTTAGTTTAGATGGATCTTTAGTTACAGCCGTTTTTAATTTACTACCAGGGTTTTTACTTTTGTATTCATTAACACCTTTTTGTGTCATACCACCACCAGCTTTAGCACCAGTGCCTGTAGGATTTGCTTTATTAAAGTTTTTTCCTTTGCCAACTGTTTTTCTAACGTCAGCAGAAGCTCCGTCTTTAATTTGTTTGTCAGTATATGGTACGTCAGCATCGTCGGAAGGTCTTAGTTTTATTTTACCTTTATCACAGTAAAACTCTCTTCTTTCTCTAGCGGCTTCTTCTTTTCCACCTTCTTTTTTTAAATAACCAGCTTCCCATTTTTTCCAAGCAGCGGCACATTTGTTATTTTTACGTCGACGTCTCATTATCTGTATCTACGTTTGGTTTTTTTATCAACTGTTCTAACACCTTTTCTATTTGTTTTATAAATAGTTTTTCCATTGAAACGTTTAACTACAGTTTTACCTTTTTTACCTCCTTCACTTCCGTAAGAAAGATTACCGTCTATTGTTCTTGTAGCAGTAGTGTTTTTTCTTTTGGTGCCATCTTTGTCTTTTGATTTGCTTTTTACATAGGAAGTTTTAGACTTAGCATCAACGTGTCCTCCTTTATAAGTCCTTTTTTCTTCATTTAATCCCTGTCCCCTGGTAATAGTAAGTTTTTTTACATTGCCTTTTTTATCTGTCTTTACTTTTTGATTCGATTTTTTATCTAATTCTTTTACAGCTTTTCTTTTGCCTCCCATTGAAGCACCGTCTTTTATAGGTCTACAAGCAGGTACCATCTTGTTGCCTTTCTTTTTCATGATGATTTTACCATCATCTCCCATAGCTGTATAACCTTTCCAGCAAGGATTTTTCTTTTTAGCTTTACCTCTTTTTGTTGCCATCTGTTAATTCTTTATCTATTTGTCTACACCAATCGCGAAGTTCTTCAACTTCTTGTTCTAATTTGTTTATATGTTGAGTGTGCCAATCTTGTTTTAGATCATACTCTATTCTATCTATTACGGCTTTTGGCATTTTTTTAGCGTCCTCAATATCATCTTGTAAAGTATAATACATACCTACTAATGATGAAGTGAACATTATTATTCCTATAACAGTTTTAAGATCTATCTTAAATTCTGTACTTTGGTTTATTTTCATAAATGTTTATACTCTTCTGTAGCGTTAAAACTTGGACACGCTTTGTTAGCGTAGTCACTGTGTGAGTGTATTGTAGCTTCAGGATACATTGCCTTCAGCGTTCTTAGCACTGCTGTTAGACTATCTTTTTGACAATCAAGTCTAGTATCTTTCGGAGTCTTACCATCTGCTTCAACGCCTCCACAATAGCATATACCTATTGAATTACGATTCTGACCTTTGCAGTGAGCTCCGATTTTAGCTATATCTCTACCTTTGTGTATTTCACCATATAAGTCTATATAGAAATGATAGCCTATGTCGCTCCAACCTCTACCGTCAACGTGCCAACTACGTATAGTATCTACAGTGTAGTTTTCTCCTTCTCTAGTAGCAGAGCAATGTATAATAATTTTGTTTATCTGTCTCATAATTCTCTATAACCTTTAGTATTAACAGCAACTTTTACGTAAGCTGGAGCTTTATCGTAGTCTAAAGTTATTTCTTCACCTTTTTTAATATTTTTCCCAGCATATACATTCATCACATTGTTTTCACTTTTTTGTATTGCGCTAGCTTTTTTTTGGTGATTTAATGATTTACAGAAAGGAGTTCTAGTATCTATTTGAGGATGTGACTTTACTTTAGCTTCGTCTTCAATAGCAACACCTATAAATTCTCCTTTGTTAAAATCTTTTTCAGCAAAAACACCTAAACCAGCTACAGCACCTTCGTTGCGTATGCTGTAAGGTTCATTAGTAAACCTAGGTCTTTCTAACTTAAAAGCCATCTTATCTTTTTTTAGTGCTTAACTTTTTAGCTGGTCTTGAAGTCATCTTTTTTAAAGGTGCTTTAACTTTGGCCTTAGTTTTAGTAGCCATAAGTTTTTTCTGAGGTTCTATTCCTTTAACTGATCTCAACATTTTCATCTCAGACTGTTGTTTAGATTTTGGTTTTTTAGGACCCTTAGCTATAGTTTTTTCTACAGCCGTAGATTTTGCTCCTGGATGGCGTACTGTTTCATATGTAGACGCAGGATAACCCATTTTTCCTGATATACGATCCATTGCATATTTATTTGAGTAAAAACCCATATCACGCATTCCTAAAACGTGGTCAGTTACAGCGTCTGTTTTCAATTGTTCATGTCCCCATCCTTTTGGTTTTGCAACACCTGTGGACTCAGATTTCATAGTATTAGCTGTTGGCTTTTTTCTTCCACCAGGACCGCCTTTCATTGAAGCTCCTTGCTGTACGTCAGCTCCAAAACCACCTTTAAAGTGCGGTCTAAAACCTAAACCACTCATTCCACTACCTTTAGTCATTTTACCTCTTATAACCACATTTTCACCGGCTCCTCCCATATTTTTCATAGCAGCAGCTTTTGCAGCTGCGATTTTTTCTCTAATAGCTCTTAACATTCCCATAAAACCAGGACCACTATCGTTTGAACTTTCTTCGTTTGGAGTTTCAGGTGTAGGTGGTGTTGGTGGTGCTGGTGCCTCTGGTTGACTACCTCCACCTCCACCAAATGCATTACGTATACTCTGGCCTGCCTTCTTTAATGATTCGCCTATACCACCTAAGTTTATACCAAAGCTAGCCCCGTCAGGTTTGTTCTTAACGTAGCTCATGGTTCTTCTCATATGTTCTAAATCTCTTCTTTTCTGTGGCATAGCTTTTATTTTTTATTTTTCATTTTCCACCATTTATGAGCAGTGTATCCTATTGTTACTATAAGTAGCATAATTTTTAATATTGGTTCTAACCAATCAAAACTAGCTATAGTAAAAGAAGTTATATTTAAACAATATAACTTAAGATCGTCTAAGCCCATCATCTCTGTGCATTTAAAACAGCATTGCCTTTATATTGACAATCTGTATTAATCTTAAGTGAAGGCTTGATAGTAGAGTCTTTTGACTCCATTGTTTTTACACCCGCATATGGCTTTTTTAAAGGCTTTTTTTCTACTCCAGCTGGAGCTTGATTCATTCCTAAATTTGGCATGATATTTTTTTTAAATTTTTATATTTCTTTAGCGTACTTACTTAAAACGCTAGATTTACTATGTTCTGAAGCTGACTTCTTGCTAGATGGTTGAGGTCTTTGTTGAATCTCTTGTTTTCTATTACTTCTCGATTTTACGTTCCTCAATCTGTCTGCAGCATGTTTAACTATGCTTACAGCTGTGCCAGCGTTAAACGTCCCTATAGGTGTTGCTATAGGCATTTTAGAATTAGCTATATTACCAATAACTCCTTTACCTTTTTTATCTATTTGAGAAGAGTGTAAAGATTTAAAATTATAAGATGCTCCATCAGACATACTTCCTAAATCTGGAGTAGCCATATATCCACCGCCTGAATATCCTTTTGGACCAGAACTGTAGTTAGGTGTTGGAGCAGATGGCTCGCCACCGTCTCCTTGAGCAGCTCTATCAGCTAAAGTACTAGCGGCTGAAGTAGCACCTGCTTCAAAAACTTCTTTTGCCATGGGAGAATTACCAACTTTTTTAGCGGCTTTTTTAACACTACTCCCAACCATGTTCTTAACCATACCTGTCGTGCTTTTTACTTTTTTAGCAGCTTCACCTATACCTTTAAATATAGCACTAAAATTAACTTTAGAAGCACCATCCATAGAAGCACCTCCACTAGAATAACCACCTTTAGATCCACTAGTCTTTTTTCCAGAAGTATCGTAAGACGGTGGTGCACCTGGCTCTTGATTTTTCTTTTCAGCTAATTTACCAGCTCCTCTTGAAGCTAAACTTGTAGCACCTTTAACAGCTGCTTTTTTTGCTGCTGCTGCAATTTTCTTTTTAGTAAGTCCAGCTATTAGTTTTTTACCTAACACTTTTAAACCTATAACTGCTGATATTGGCTCTGACGCTCCATCTTTACTTACATAGGTTTCCTTCATATAGGGACCACTTTGCGTTGCGTCATATTCAGCGTTGAAAGAACTACCATCTCTATTAGAGTACATTGGAGCTCCATGCATTGGGGTGCCTTTTGGTTGTTTATATGCCATTATTTCTTGTTTTGTCTTTATTAACGTTCTTTATAGATGTATTTAAAACTTTATAAATATATCTATCATTGTTTTCAAATATCTTATTAGGCATATCTTCTTCACCTAACATTATACGATACATTCTACTTATTAACTGTTTGCACTTTATGGATACTTTATATATATGATATTTTTGAGTTGTGCGATTTCTTCTCCTCCACACTGTAATCCACCCTTGTTTCAATAATCTGTTCCAGCGCCTGTTGTCCCAGCTATAAGAGTAAGTACCTTTTTTAAAATCATCTTTTGTAAACATATCAACTGCTTCAAGATAGATTAAAAGCTCAAGGTCTGCTTCTTTAATATTACATGTTTTACACGCCCATTTACGTATAATTCTGTAATGCTTTAATAAATTTAACTGTTTTAAGTCAGATGAGTGTATTCTTCTCATCTTATAATATTATAACAACGTCATTTTCTTTTATGACTTTGTATTGTTTATTTTTAACTTCTATGTTAAAACCAGCTGCCTTGTCGTAGTATATTTTATCATTTACGCTTATAACTTGTACAGCTTCTCCAACGATCAAAACATCAGCTTGTCTATATCTTATGTCCTCTCTTTGTGATTCAGACAGTATTAAACCACCTTCAGTTTTAGTATTAACCTCTTTTATTGGGTTTATCACTATATATTTACCTACTGCTTTCATGCTCTTATGTTATTAATTACACAATCAGTTGATATTATAGTTGTAGCTACTGAAGCCGCGTTAAGTAAAGCACTTTTAGTAACTAGTAAAGGATCTATAATTCCGGCCTTAACCATATCAACCGTCTGTCCTGTAACCACATTTAAACCTTCACCTTCTTTATTAAAAGTATTTTCTACCGTTATACCTGCATTTTTTAAAATTAAATTGTAAGGTTCTTTTATAGCTTGATATAAAACTTCTTCTCCTATACAATTAGCGGTTAAATGTTGTGCGGCATTTAATAAGGCTATTCCACCTCCTGGTAATATACCTTCTTTAATCGCGGCTTTTGTAGCACAAATAGCATCTTCTACCCTGTCTCTCTTTTCCTTTAGCTCTAATTCTGAGTTTGCACCAACCTTCACGGTTGATACTTTAGCTTTTAATTTAGCTAATCTTTTTTCTAAGCTAACTATAGTATTTGGGTTTTTAGTAGATTTAATTTTTTCTTCTAGTAGTTTTATAGTTTCAGAAACTTCACTATTACTCGCCGTGTCTACTTTTAATATTGTCTCTTCACTATTTGTTATAGACTTCAAGCAACAACCTAGATGCTCAGTACTTATTAAGTCCATATCATCTCCAAGCTCTTCATTTACTAACGTAGCTCCTGTAATTGCACACAAGTCTGATAGTACATCTTTTCTACTAACACCAAATATAGGAGCATTTATTATATTTACTTTTATATTACCTTTTATTTTATTCATTGCTAATGCAGATGATACTTGTTTTTCTACATCTGCTATTATAAGTAGACTTTTATTATTTTTTATAACGTGTTCTAAAACATTTTGTATTTTTCTTATATTATCTATTTTAGACTCTACTATTAATACTAAGGGATTTTCAAGCTCTGCAGTGCCCTTGT